GACGGTCAATTTAGAAAACCTACAGACAACTCTAAATTAAAGGAGTTATTACCAGACTTTAAATTTACTCCAGTTCGACAAGCCTTAGAAGAAACAGTTGAATGGTTTATAAACAATTACGAAATTTGCAGAAAATGAAAAAAATAATTATTACAGGAATTACAGGTCAAGATGGATCTTACATGGTAGATTACCTACTTAAAAATACAAATCATAAAGTATATGGAGCTATACGAAGATTAAGTGTACCAAATCATAAAAATATTTCTCACGTTGAGAATAATAGATTTGAATTGATTCAAATGGATCTATCCGATGAACATAGTATCACATCATGTATTGAGGAGATCAAACCAGATTATTTTATTAATTTTGCAGCTAACTCCTTTGTTGGCACAAGTTGGAAAATGCCAGTTAATCATTTTCAATGCAATACTATGTCGGTATTACATCAATTAGAAGCAATTAGAAAATATTGCCCAAAATGTCATTACTATAATGCTGGATCTTCAGAAGAGTTTGGTGATGTATTATATACCCCTCAAAACTCAATACATCCACTTAGACCAAGAAGTCCATATGGAGCTTCAAAAGCTGCGGCTAGACAAATTGTAAAAGTTTGGAGAGATTCTTATGATTTATACGCAGTACAAGGATGGTTGTTTAATCACGAATCAGAAAGACGGGGCGAAGAATTTGTAACTAGAAAAATTACAAAGGGTGTAGCTAGAATTAAAAAAGCTATCGAACAAAACAAAGAATTTAAACCAATAGAGTTAGGAAACTTAGAAGCGAAAAGAGATTGGAGTCACGCAGAAGATTTTGTCATGGGTGTTTGGTTGATGTTAAATCAAGATAAACCTAAAGATTATGTTTTAGCTTCTGGAGAAACGCATACTGTTAAAGAATTTGTAGATAAATCTTTTCAACACGCTGATTTGAATGTTCATTGGCACGAAGAAGAAAACCCAATCAACAATAAAGTTTTACACAAAGAAACTGGCAAAATTCTCTTGAAAATTAATCCTAAATTTTATCGCCCAGCAGAAGTAGAATTACTCCTAGGAGATCCCACCGAAGCACAAGATGAAATAAAATGGCAAAAAAAAGTTGACTTTGATTCATTGGTATCTAGAATGATAAAAAATGACATTAAAGAATCGAAAGGAAATATTAGCTAGGTTAATAGAAATACCAGATAAAGGTAAAAGAGCTTTTTGGTCTAGAGAAATGATGTTCCTTAAAAAATTAGAGGGGCGTTATTCCTTAGACTTTTTAAAAGTTTTAACGTTTCCTAAAAAATACGATAGTTTAGCTTATTTAGTTTCAGATGCCTTAAAGGAAACCATGGATCGCAAATGGAAAAACTTTAATTATAAGGTTGACTTTTCCAAATATGACACTTATACTATAGGACAAAAGATTGGGAAAGATTATGCCCCCAATGAAGACAAACCAAAAAATACAAAAGATTTATTTAAATGAGTGATACAGATTCAGAATTATTAGATAAGTTTCTCAAAGCAAAGAAGGACGATCATTACAACTTTGAGAAGTCAGTAGATTATAAAGCGTCAAGTGGTTCCTTACAACTTGATTTAAACCTAAATGGTGGCTTTGGCCCAGGTTTACATAGATTTGTTGGAATGAACGAAGGTGGTAAAACCAGTGCCGCTTTGGAAGTTATGAAAAATATGCTTAACACACAGAAAAAAACAAAGGGTTTTTACATTAAGGCTGAAGGTCGTCTTTCCAACGAAATGGTAGCTAGATCTGGTGTTAAATTTGTATATGACGCAAAAGAATGGAAAACTGGCACTTGTTTCGTGTTTGAAAGTAATATTTACGAGGTTGTTGTTGATGCAATTAAGACTTTAGTAGAACAAAATGAAGACGAACATCAATATTGTTTTATCCTAGATTCAGTAGATGGTCTAATTTCTAAACAAGATATAGATAAATCTTTCTATGATTCCAACAAAGTTGCCGGTGGAGCCGTAATTGCAGCCAACTTTATGAAGAGAATGTCCATATCTCTTGCAAAAAGGGGTCATATGGCCATTTTTATCAGTCAAGTGAGGGCAGACATCAAACTAGACCCATATACGAAAGCTCCGATACGTCAGACGTCAGCAACGGGTGGAAATGCCTTGTTACACTTTGCTAATTATATCATGGAGTTTGAGCCAAGGTTTAAATCAGACTTAATTTTACAAAATCCATCAATAAAACAACCAGATCCTAAAACAAATCCAATTATTGGACATTGGGCAAAGGTTACTATCAAAAAATCACCGAATGAAAAGACCAATAATACTATTTCATACCCAATTAGGTACGGTAGAGTTGGTGGAAAATCAGTTTGGGTAGAGAAAGAATTGGTAGATTTGCTTTATATGTGGGAATTTGTTACCAAAAAAGGTGCTTGGATCACAATAGAAGAGGAATTTAGAGAATTGGTAGAGGAATCCGCTCCAGATCTACCAGAAAAGATACAAGGAGAAGCTAATTTATTCAAATTAATTGAAGAAAACGAAGCTTTGTGTGCTTTCTTGATCGATTATTTCAAAACAAACATAGCCGAACTAGTGTAAAGGCTATCTAACCCTCAGTAGGGGTTGATTTAAGTTATGGAAATACTAAAAAATAATAAGATTAAAGTGGGACTTGTTGTCGCAGCTATTGCAGCTTTCTTCATTTTTGGAGGCAATAAAGCAGAGGCACAAGAACTAGAACAAACGGTAAAGTCATGGAACATTGACGTAGAAGTAGGTAACTACGAAAAACGTATCGATGGCGGACTTTACGGATCTGCGGACGTTGGGTATGTTAAAGCGTCTTCAGAACTAGGAGTAATTGGTGGCCTGTCACTTGTCGGTTCAATCGAGCAAGTAAAAGCTGATGAAGAAGAATTATACGGTACTGTTGGTACTGTCCTTTCTACTTTCATGGGAGACGTTGCTACAGAACTATATATTACTTCTATTAACGATGTAAATGCTTATGAGTTAGTTAGTTCTTATGCGGTAAACTTGTTTGGTATTGATTCACTTGTTTCTGTTACGACAGAAGAGGGTGGTCAATATACAGCAGATATCGCAGTAGGAACAGATCTAGATCTTACTGAGCACTTTGCTATCGCAGTTGGATTAGAGTATGGTGAATCATTTCAGTATGAAACAGATTACAGTTATACTTTAGCTACAATTGGTGTTCAAACAACATTAGATCACCTTACAGTGTTCGCTAACTTAAATTATCTAAACAATGATTTAAATACAGCTCAAGGCACTAATGGAGAGTGGGAATCAACCTCTGACTTTGGGGTCGCTCTCAACTTTTAACTTGAAAACGAATGAGCCCTCCCTATAATAAGGGGAGGGCTTTTTTATGAATTTTATAACTTTATATGGCAAAGAAAAACCTGTTAGAAATGCACACAGGTACAAAATCAAATGGAATGGCAAATGCAGAAGCAAATTCCAACGTACAGTAAGATCTTATTTGCACAAACATTGGCGCTACGATGCCGTATATGAGGAGTTTAAGGTCGCAGGTACACAACTTACCCTAGACTTCTACAATCATACCAAAAAGATAGCTATAGAGGTGCAGGGAGCGCAACATCTCAAATTTGTGAAGCATTTTCATAAAACCAGAGCTAATTTTGTACGTCAAATACGTAGAGACAACAAAAAAATGGAGTTTTGTGAACTAAATGAGATCAAATTGATAGAAATTTACCCAGATGATGAATTATCAGAAGAATATTTTGATAAAATTTTAAGCGAAGTGTAAATAAATACATGGAAAAGCCCAAATTCAAAAAATTTGAAGTCCCCCAAAAGATATTAGATCAACTTTATGAATTAACTGGAGGGCCTTCTTCTTATAAAGGCTTTATATTAGCTTATTCAACAGAAAAAGGAGAACCTATCGTATATACTAAATGCGATACCCAAGTAACTGAATATGGCCTTCTTAAAGCATTAGAAACTTATTTAAATGAGAATGCGTACGATCAATCTACCGAAATAGACGAAGAAGACGCTTGACTTTTTAGAATTTAACTACAGTATAGTGGCATATGATTTATAGCTACGAAGTAGAAAAACAAGTTTTAGCCGCTTTTTTACAAAAACCCAAAGTATTTGTAAACTATCTTAACATTTTAAGTGAGAAGGATTTTTATGACAAAAATTCGTTGTTACATAAAACACTTTTTATTATATTAAGAAAGTCTTTAGAAAGAAATGAAAACATTGACGATGTTATCATAGTTCAAAGAATTAAAGATTTAGGTATCAAATTCGAAGAAGATATAAATATATTAGATTATGTTAGATCTTTATCTATGAGAAAAATACATTCTGATGATAAGATACAAACATCTATAAAAGAATTAAAAAAATATAGCGTCAGAAGAGAAATACATGCTACTGGTCAAAAAATTTCAGATGAGATGAAATCAATCAGTACAGAAGTTCCCTATCTTCAAATAGTTGAATTAGCTGATAAGCTATATAATGAAAAAATAAATTTATTTGAAGTTGGTGACGATGTGCCAAAAAATATTTATGAAGAAATGGAACACTTCATCGAAGAGCGTGGCAATAATCCAGTAGAAGAATTTGGTATGTTTGGCCCTCATGAAAAAATTAATGATATTTATGGTTCCTTATTAAGGCCTGGAAACATTACTGTTATAGTTGCTCGTTCTGGTGTAGGTAAAACTCAATTTTGCATGGACTATTCAACTAAGGTAGCTATGAAATATGATGTTCCAGTTTTGCATTTCGACAACGGAGAAATGAGTAAAGAAGAACTTATAATTCGTCAGTGTGCAGCTTTGTCTGGTGTCCCATCTCACTTACTTGAAAGCGGTAAATGGAGACAGGCTGGCGAAGATGTTGTTAATAAAGTTCGCTCTGTTTGGTCTAAGGTTAAACAACTTAAATTTTATTATTATAACGTTGGCGGCATGGATGTTGACTCTATGATTAACACATTAAAAAGGTTTTACTATTCTCAAGTTGGTCGTGGGAACAAAATGATTTTTTCATTTGATTATATTAAAACATCTTCAGATAAACAATCTAGCAATAAATCAGAGTGGCAAATGGTTGGAGAAATGGTAGACAAGTTTAAAAAATGTATACAAAAAGAAATTCTTGAGGATGGATTACCAGTTATACCAATGATTACCTCAGTTCAATCTAATCGTAGTGGTATCACTAATAACAGAAACTCTCAAAACATCGTTGACGATGAATCCATTGTCTCCTTATCAGATAGAATCACACAATTCTGCTCCCATATGTTTATTTCT